CGCTGGGTTACCAGCGCTTGCTTTTTGTTTTTTTTTGTGCCTTGATTGGTTTTATCTCATTTGGAGTGTTTTCTTGACCCTCAAGGCTATGTCTTATGCTTCTTCTATGCGTTCTAATGTCGCTCTTTTGGAGCGTTCTAGGTCAGTTCCTGGTCTTTATGTTGAGCGCGTTCGGCGCGATGTTGTCTCTTATCTTGAGAAGAGAGTTCTTATTTACCCCCAGTCTTTGCTTCGTCTTGGATTGCGACCTGATATGAGTTTTCAGGAGCGTAAAGAGGTACTTAAGCTTGGTTCTGGGGGTTTTTCTGTCTCTGATTCTCAGCGTGATTTAGATGATTTTCTTGAGCGTTCTTCCTTAAAGGCGCGTAAGGCCAATTGGATTTGGCGTATCGGTTCTGAGTGTGAAGAGATGAGGGATGCTGGCTGGTATCCCTTTTTTGTTACGTTGACTGTTGACCCTGCCCGCCATGCCGATTCTGAGGCGTTTTGGCGTGAGGGCGTTTATTTTCGGCGTTATATCCATGAGTTGGCCAAGGTTTCTGCCGTTGCTTGTGGTTTTCCGCGTGCTATCAAGGATGGTGTTAGTGATAGGAATTTTGTTCGTCATGTTGGGATTATTGAACATGGGTCTAGTGGTGAGCATCATCACATGCACTTACTTATTTGGTTTAGAGGCGTTCCCGATTCTTGGAAGGTATGTCCTAACGCTTCTATCCGTGACCCTCGGTCTAGGGTACTTCGTGAGTGCTTGCCGCTTCGCGCCCTCTGGCCGCATAGTTTGTCGGGGTTATCTCCCGCTCTTTACTTTCGTTATCATGGCGATATTTGGTCTATTTTGGGCCATTGTGTCCCTGTAGATCGTAAGAAGCGGTTGCCGCTTCGCATTGGTGATGCCCGTACAAGTGGTTTGTATGTGGCGAAATATATGGAGAAAGGTGATAGGAAATGGTTGCACAGAGTGAAGGCGACGCGCGACCTGGGCAAGAGGCGTCTGGTGGCGCATCTGCACGGTCTGAGCGTGAGGCATCTCGAGGCGCTGACGTGGCGTCCTCGGAGTTACCAGTTGAGCGTTTTAGTGACGCAGATCCACAACGTGCCGCAAGGGTTGCTGAGGTCGATGGCGAAGCAAGTGCTTTTTTGCAGGACGTGGGCCTCCGGCTCAAGCGTTCCGATGACCTGGACCCAGCAGAGTGGCGGCGTTTACAGCGCGATGGCGCAGAGCGTTCGCGATGGAACTCGACCACATCGGATGTGTTTAAAGGAGTTTTACGACTGGGTAACCGGCCTCCTCCCCGTTCCGGTCGGGTATTGTGAGAAAGCGATCGGCCGTGCTCATTTACAGCTTTCTATTGATTTTCCTTCTGGTCGTTCTCGGCCACTTACAAAGTTAGGTGCTAATAATGTCTGATATTCATGTTGCTTTTAGAGGCGGTGCCGCGCAGTTAGCGCGTGGTTCTGCTTACGGTGAGTTGCACCGTTCTTATGGTTTGATTGCTGACGATTGGCGTCTGTTGACCCAGGACGAGCATTGGAATCCCGACGAGGCCCGGCGTATTCGGTCTATACTCGCTTCTGTTATTGAGGTTTCTTTGACTATTTCTGGTATGCCTGCTGTCCCCCTTCCTGGGCAGTATGCTGCTGCGGTTATTGCTATTGTTGTTGCTCCTGCTAATCGTATTGTTGCTTGTATGAAGGTGCCTGACACCTTTGATGCGGTTTCCGCTTCTGGGTTGCACCAGGAGTTTGAGATTCGGCGTATGAAGCCTGAGCAGATGATTGCCCTGGTGCTTGCGTATTCTGGCGGTCTTGGTGGTGAGCCGCCTATGGAGCGTCTTCCTGTTGAGATCAAAGAGATGATGAAGAAGGAATCTGCGAAATGATGAGGTTTGATAGAGGCGGCCAGACGATTAAGTCTGGCAAGATTGGTCGTGTGAATTGTTTGCGTCAGCAGATTTTGATGCCTGGCGAGACTGTCGATATTTCTATGAAAGGCTCGGTTAAGTTGGAGAGTCTTCGGGAGCGTGATACTTTGCGTATCAATGCTCACCTTGGTGTTTTTATGACTCCTATCCGTTGGCTCTGGGATGGTTGGCCCGATTATATTAAGGAGGGCCCTGCTGGTCTTACTTCTCCGCCTCTCCTTACTGGTTTGAATGCTTTGGATGCTTTGGGTATCGGTTCTTATACTTCTGTCGGTTTGAACGATGTTCCTGAGTTTTGGCGTTTGGCTTATTTGCGTGTTTATAATGAGTGGTACAAATGGCCTGAGGATGCTGATGTAACTACTGTTAGTGCTGAGGGTCAGACTGCCGTTCCTTTGCAGCATGTTTGGAATCGTGGTCGTTATAATGTCGATCCTTCGGATGCTGCCGATTACACTGTTGCGGCTGGTACTGATTTCGATGTTCGTGACCTGGCTGCTGTCCAGGCTCGTTTTCGCTCTTCTATGGAGCGTGATGTTTTGTCTTATAATCGCTACATGGAGCTGATTTCTGAGATGTACAATGCTGATGGCTCTCGTGAGGTCGATCAGGTTCCTATGATGATTGATCAGCAAGAGGTCGGCGTTACGCCGCGTGAGATGCCTGCCACAGATGGTGCTTCTCTTGGTCAGTGGCAGTCGTTGGTCGATTTCGATATCGATCATCAGATTCGCAAGGTTGTTTGTCCTGAGCATTGTATTTTGACTTATATGCTGACTGTTCGTTTTGCTCCTATTATTGAGGGTCGTGCTCCTTTGTCTCGTTTGCCTAATTCCTGGGCTGAGACCGTTGGTGATGCTGAGATGATTTCTGCGATGATGCCCGTTGATCTCGAGCAGCGCGATGTTTGTACGACTACTAATGCGACCTCTCTTGGTTTTGTTCCTGCCGGGTGGCAGTGGCGATCTGGTCACGATGTCGTTGGCCAGGCTGTCGATGTTCGCGACAGTTTCCCTTATATGGATATTCCGACTACTGCGGCTAATTCTAAGGATGCGACGCGGATTAAGCCTGCTTTTCGGTCGCAGTCTCTTGGCGATTATATGGCTGATATTTATATCTCTGAGCGGTCTCGCTCTCCCATTGGTGGCTCTTTAGAGTCTTACTTTTCTGGAATGGCTGGCTCTGGTTCTAAGGCAGAGTTCCCCAAGCAAGGTAAAATGTTATGACTAATATTGTTAATTTTGAGCGCGATATGCATTGGATTGTTACGCGCGGTTTCGTTACGGCTTCTGTTGCTTCTTATAGTTCTACTGCTTGGGCTGTCGGTACGGATAGTACCGTTATGCAGCGGGCCAACAATTTTCAGTCGTTGATTGTTACGACTGCTGCTGGTTCTTTTACCAATGCTGGTTGTCTGATTTTGCCTCCCCCTGAGGGGGATGTTGTGCCTTATCGTTGTATTGGTTCTAGCCCTAATGATCTTGGTTCCACTACGAATATGGAAGTGAGTTGGTGGCTTGGTTTCTGGGATGCTGGCGATTGCGATAATTCGTTTTTGGTCCATGTTGGTCCTGTTTGCGATAAGCTGATTGCTGTTCCTGCTATTTTGAGTGGTGATCCTGATTTTGGTAAGCCTTTGTGCTTTTTTGCGAGTATCCGCAATTCTGCGGCTCGCAATTCTATGGCTTGTGGTTCTATTCAGCGGTTGATTTCTAAACCGCCTCAGTATGCTGCGGCGGTGTCCTGATGCCCATTCCTTTTTTAGCTCCTATCGCTGCTGGTCTTGGTTCTATGTTTACTGGTGCTTCGGTTGCCGCTGGCGGTAAGGCCCTTCTTGGGGCCGTCGCTGGCGGTGCCGTTAATCGTTTTTTTGATAATCGTAAGCAGTCCGATAGTTATAATTTCTTGGCTTCCAAGGGTCTTACCCCGCAGGAGATTGCCGGATCTGGTGCTGCTGGTCAGGGTTCGACCAATGTTGGTTCTGTTCTTGGTAATCAGGCTGCTGAGTTGGAGCGTATTTCGCGTCAGCAGGCTTATGATGAGAAGCAGCGTAATCTTGATCGTGCGATCGCTGTGCGCAGCCAGGATATGGGCCTGGCGTCTGCTCAGGTTTCTGCCTCTCCTGGTCTCGGTCGCAACGCTCTTGACCTGGAGCGTTTGCGTAGCATTGATGCTCCTCGTGCGCGTCAGGATCTCTTGACGTCTTCCCCTGAGTTTCGTTTGCGAGAGCTTCAGATGCAGATGGGTCCCGACAATGTTTATGCTGAGGGTTTGTTGAAGCGTTACGGTTTGTCGTTGAATGACGACAGCATTGCTAATGCTTCTCCTGAGACCTGGGCTAGGTTTGTGAAGGATTTTCAGTCCTTTCGGTCTCGTGCTGCTACTGAAGCAGCTGGCGCTACCACCGTTCTTGGTGATAGTGCTGCTGGTTATTCTGCTGGTGCTGATTCCGCTTTTCGTTGGAATCCTTTGCGGCGTGAGAATTGGCCTATTGGTTCTCCGGCTCCTGTTCTTGGTGGTCCAGCCCAGCGTTTTTAGTTTTCTTCTTCGAATATGTCTAGTTGCATTTCGAGTGTTAGCGCCTCGCGTCCTGTTAGGGCGTCGAGCGCGTCTAGTTGTTTTATTATTCTTTCGGACGTTTTTTCGTCCGTTGCCCGTTTTATTGCTTTATCTCTAAGTGTTTTTCGGGCTTTTTGTGTTTCTTCTTTAAGTAGTTTCATTTTAGAATTCCATTTCTAATTGAATGTTTTTTATTTTTGTCCATCCTATCGGTTTTTGTATTTCGTTATAGAATGGCATTTCATTTGTGTATATTGTGTAGTACATGTTATTTCTCCTTTTGTGAGTTTATTTTATTTTATTTTTTGCTTGTTTTCAAGTTCTATTTTATGTTTTTTTGCAGGTTTGTACGGCGTCTCTTTTAGTATTCTCCGTCCTGCTTTTTCTTTCTTTCTATGCATTTTCTTGATGCTATAGTTTTTAGGCTTTGCCGTTTTCTGTTTATTTAGCGGTGGAGCCGCTTTTTTTCATGTGTAGTGTTGTTCTTAGGGTTCCCGCTCATGCGGGATAGCGCCTTTGGCGCTTCGCTGGGTTACCAGCGCTTGCTTTTTGTTTTTTTTTGTGCCTTGATTGGTTTTATCTCATTTGGAGTGTTTTCTTGACCCTCAAGGCTATGTCTTATGC